ACTGATGTTGCGTCTGTTAGTTGGGAGATGGTTTTGGCCATGTTAGGCGATGTCCTTTCTTGGGTGTGTTAAAACGTAGCTGACGGTTTTGGCGTTGTTCCTTTTCATCTCGGACTCAACGAGGGAGATGAAGGCGGGCCACTGGGCGGGCGGTAGGGTTTGGCAGCCTTCGCTGTTGGTGCGGGTGATTCCGCCGCGATGGATGTTGATGCCGAAGAAGCCGACTTCTTCCTTGCCGCCGTCGCGCTGGACGGTGACTGCATCGCCTTGGACCAGAGCCTTGTAAGGGTTGCCGCTCCGAATGCCGTGCTTGCCCAGTTTGTAGCGGTAGACACCTGACTTGAGCGATGCGTAGCCTTTGCCGATCTTGGGGTTCTTTCCGCTGCGGGCCGGATCGACGTTGGCGTTGAAGGCGGCGTGGACATTGGGCGAAACAAGGATAATGGCGTCGTCGTAGATGCCTCGGTCGTTCTTGCCGGTCGCGCCCATGCTGTCGCGGTAGTAGCCACGAATGCCGACCAAGCACACCGGATCACTGACGTTGGCAGCCTTGAGCTGCTTCAGCGTCTCGTCGCGCTTTTGTTGTGGTCGGCTCTTGGGGATCACTTGGTTGGCTCTTTGACAGTTTTAGGGTCGAACGTGACGGTGGCCTGTTGCTTCAAGAAGTCATAGCCGACCGTCACGCAGCCAGCCGCAGCGACAGCCCAGCTCACGGCGAGGATCGCAACTGCAATGAGTTTTGTGACGCGGGCGGGCATGGAGTCAGAGGCGGGCGGTGCCGTCTTTCGCTACCACTAATCCCCATGCAGCCATGAGGCTGGCGGCGATGAGGCCGATGTCAGGGATGGTGCCGGTGGCAAGGAATTCCTTTGCGCCGGTCGCCAACGCGATGAGGGCGGTCAAGATTCCGATGGTCGTTGTTTTCCAGTTTCTCATTTCTTTAGTTCTTTCTGTTTCTTTCTGATGTCGTGAAGGACGCTGATGAGCGTGGCCAGCCCGACCAAAATTCCTATAATTAGTCCGCCTATACGGAGGGTTGCTTCCAAGTGGGGCAGCATGCTGAACACTGAGGAGCCGATGGACGTAGCAGTGCCGATGACGCCTTTTTCCGTCGTGCTGAAGTTGTGATGAAAATACTGCAAGCTCATCGCGCGGCCCGTCCGATGCGTTACTTTAAGTAGGCAAGCACGGCGCCTGCGTGCAGCTTGATCTCGGTGAAGCTGCCCTCGATGGCGGTGCCGACCGGAAACGCATAGGCGCTGGCGCCGGTGGTGTTCGCCACGTTGGTCTGGTTGCCTGCGAGCGTGTGGAACTTGGTCGCGGCGTCGAGGCTTTCGACAACACTGAATGTTCCGGTGACGGCCGTGGTGTCGGAGATGAGGCGGACGCCGTTAGCTTTGTTCGTTGTTCTGACGTTAGGGTTCATAGGATTAGTATTGGTTGACGCGGGCCGTCCACATGGAGGGTTGGCCCTGCTGAAAGTAGTATTTGTCGCGCTGAGAAATCAGTTCGCTCTCTGCGAGCTGTTCCATGGCGAGTGCTTTGTCGAGCTGGCCGTCTTCGGTGAGGAGGTCCGAGGTCAGCATGAGTGCAACTGCTTTGGCGATGACGGCGGGCACTGTCGCGGAGAGGTTGCTTGCTGAGTATTCGGTCGGGCGGATGCGGTAGTTGACCCAGACGGTGGTTGGTAGGTCGGTGCTTTGCGGGAAGCGGACGTTGTCGCCGAGGAGCGTGTAGCCGATCTGGCGGGGTGCAACGTGGGTTGCGGGGTTGTCGCGGAGGACGGCGAAGACTTCGCCCATGGCGGTCTCGCCGCTTTGCTCGTAGGGGATGAAGTAGCCGGTGGTGTCGTTGCCTTCGACGGTGCGTTCTTCAACGCGCATAAGCTCAGGCCAATCCGCCCATTCCCAGCAGTCGCTGATGCGTTCGTTGGCGGCGGCGACCATCATGGTTCTTGCGCCGGATGGGATGTTGGAAATATCCGAGCCGTCGTTGCCGGCGCGCTGCCATGCCCTCAAGAGGATAGACTGTAAGGTGACGGTGCGCATCTTGTCAGTTGAGGGTTGAGGGTTGAGAGTTGAGGGACGCGACTGCCTCTTGCACGACTTCGGCAAAGCTGTGGGGCGGTTCGGTGAGTGCTGCCTCGATACTGCCGGGGTTGAGGGCGGCGGTGGCGACCATGGCGTCTATCCATTGCCGCACGGCGTCGGCTTTGGGCGATTGCGCGTTGGCGACTTGCATTTGTTGCAGTAGATACACCAGCAGTGCGGGCCGCTCGGCGGAATAGGTGTGGTCCGAGAGGTGCAGCTGCACTAGCTGTAGGGCTTGGTCGGCGGTCATGTGATGGGGATCAATACAACGCGTGAAGAGCTTTTGAGCGTGCTGGTGTTCGCGCTGGAGCTAGCGAGCGCCCAGTTAAAATCGACTGTTCCACCAGCCGTGAATCGGACGGTCGAAATAGAAAAAACGGCCCCAACGAGTCCTGAGCTTGTTTGTGCAGCGGTGGCCCGAAAGGCGCGGATAGAGGTCGAGCTAGGCGCGACCAGCGCGCTAATGGTGGTGCTGTTGACGCATTGAATGCCGTTGGCTGTAGCGCCGCCGGTGATATTCGGCGTTGATGCGTCTAAAACGCAGCCGCCGCCGCTGGCTGCGACATCGAGTTGCAGGGAGGCGATGACTAAATAGTTGGTATTGGCCTGCGCGGTGAAGCTCATGCCTGCAACAGATGCGGGCGTGATGCTGGTGGTGTTTGCGTCTGAGGTCGGCGCCAAGACCACAGTGCCGTTGAGTTTGGAGAGTATTAGGTCTGAAAGGAGCGCTATGGTTCCCGAGGCATTGGGGGCGGTTAAGGTCCGGGTCGTGCTGGCGCTGATGCCGGAGAGTTGGAACTTTAAGTTCTTCGTTGCGTCGCCGTCGTCGTAGAGGAGGAATGCGCTGTCGCTCATCACGTCGAAGAAGGAGGTGTCGGTAAGCTGGTAGTCGTTGTCGCGGGAGGCGCCGACGATGGCTTTACGCACATAGACGCCGGCTTGTTTGTAGGAGCTGAAGGGCCACGTTCCGGAATTCGACCGGACGAGCCAGCGGCTATCCAATGCGGCCGATCCGTCGAGCGGGAGATCCGCATAGGTTGCCACTTCGCCTGCGAAGAAGGCAGAGCCGCCGCCGCCACCGCCAGAACCTTTCTGGTCGAAGTTGCCGGTGAACGGATTGAAGGCGAAGCCCATTGGAAATTAGAAATTTGAGATTTAAGAGCGGATGACGGTGGCGATGCGGGCGTCGTCCGAGGACGGCGTGCCGCCGACATAGGTGAAGGTGAGCGTGGCAACTGTCTGGCTGCCTTCTTTGTAGACCACCGTGGAAAGATTGTTTGTCGTGGAGACGTAATTCAGCTCAACCGCGTTGTGCTGCGGGATGTTTAGACCGGCGATGTTTCTGACTGAGACGTTGGGGTGCATGGGCTAAACTCTCTAATTTCGCTATAATTAGGCGGCTGGCTGGGCGGTCATGCCGAGTTGCTGGTCTTGGGCCATCTTTTGCAGCGCGGGCTGGGCGCCGGTGCGGCCGATCACTGCGTTTTGCTGCTGTTGGAGCTGGAATTGGAAGGCTTGTGCTCTTGCGTCGATCATGCTGCGGAAGATTTCGTCTTGCTGGTAGCGCTGCTGAACCGCCGGATTGCTCTGGATGATTTGCTGCAAGGTTTGCAGGCGGACTTGCGCGTTTTGGCCGCCTTCTTTCAATGGCGGCTCGGTGCCTGCGGCGATTTTGGCAAAGGCGCCTTGCTCGTCTTCCTGCTCGGCCTGGGTAGCGGCGCCGATGTCTTTGATGAGGATGCCGGCGAGATTTGGGTCTACTGCCTGCATCATATATTGGACCAAGCCGACTCGATCGATAACGCCGAAGCTGTCCAAGGGGACGAGCACCTTGGCGAGGTAGTCTAATTTGGCGCCGAGGGCTTCGGAGTCGAGGAGCCGAGCGTCGAACTCGCACGTCACGTCAAAGCGGCCGCGGATGTCGGCGGGGCTGGCGGTGAGAGGGAGATTGGGGTTGCCGGTGACGCGGGCGACTTCTTCCGCGGTCATATACTGCTGGCAGAGGGCGAGCGTCTGCACGAGGCAGAGCTTCATGTCCAAGAGCCAGCTATCGACCAGCTCCTGGGTGTGCAGCATGTAGCGTTGCGGCGGGACGGCTTCGCTGATGCGGCCGAAGTAGTTGTCCACGTCGTTGCGGATGGACATTTCGACTTCGATGCTGCCGGCGTCGGGCTGCGGCGGGTTCATCCAAGTGATCTCGCCGGGGCGGCGCTCAGGGATCTGCACGCCGGGGCCGAGGATGAGATCCATCTTGCCGCGCGCGGCGCTGGTTTTGAGCGGGGGCAACGTAACTATACTTGCGCGGTCGCCTCGCATATCCCTCTGGATTTTGACTTCTTCCTGGGCGGTCTGGACGATCTCCGGCACGCCGCGGGACTCCAAGATGGGGCGTGAGGCGCGTTCGCGGGGCAGCTCGACGAAGGGATAGAGCGCGTGCGCGTAGGGCAGGATGTCGTGGACGGCAGTGCGGTCGGGAACGTGGTAGCTGAGGACGGTGCGGGTGACGCGCATGGCCTTGGTGCGGTCGTCGTGCTCCTTCCTGTAGACGTGCCAGATCTCGATCATGTCGCGCTGGTGGTCGTAGAGGAACTGGTCAGACCTGTGCAGGTTCAGTGAGATGCGGCGGATGTCGCCTTTCTTCTCCACGACTTGCTCAACCCATTTGTCGTCCCAACCCTCGACAGCGGCACGCTCGCGCAACTCCGGTTCGGTCATTAGCTCGCGTCGGGCAACGAACGCGGCACGCTGTAATGAGTAGGTCTGGGCGGGGAAAATGATGTCTTCCCAAGGCTCGAGCGCGGTCCACTGGGGCCGGCTTTCAAAAACGTAGGGCTGCTCCCATTCGACGAAGCCTTTCTCGCGGAACTGGCGGACTTTGGCGGTGGTGCCGAGTTCCGGGATCACTTCGCCCATGAGCTGGGCGGCGAGTTCTTCCTGCTCGGGGTCGAGGACGACTTCGAGGAGGGCTTGCAGGTTGGGGTCTTGCGACTCCTGCAGCATCATCATGGCGTCTTCCATGCTGAAGCTCTTGATCTCGGTGCGGGTGGTGCGAATCCAGTCAACGGCCATGACGGCGAGGCCGTAGGTCTCGCGGAAGTTTGCGGCGAGCTGCACTTCGCGCCGGAGGTCATCCAAGACGTGCTGGAAGAGGAGCCACTTGAGGACGGACTCCGCGGCGCTGCGCTTGTCGATGTCCATGGACTCGACGGGCTGGACCTGGACGCGCGCCTTGAAGAAGGCGTTCGTGAGCATCGCAATGTGATCCCGGCAAATGGTGTCGGCCAAGCGAACGCGAGAATCGAGGGACTTGTCCCAAGGGAATGGGCGCTTGCCGAGGGCTTCTTGGTGTTTGCGACCGTCGTCGGTCTGGCCGGCCCAGATGCAGAAGCGGGTGTTCCAGTTGCGGAGCTTGCGCTGGACGTAGCCGCTGCCATCGGCGTCGGCTTCATCGATGTCGGAGAGGATCTCGGAGATTTTGTCGCGGTCGGGTGCTTTGATCATTTGGCTACGTTCCGCTTGCTAAGTTGCTGCATGATTGACTGAGCGGCCTTGCGCTGCTCGTCGGTGACGTTGCCGGCGGACGGGTCGTTGGTGAGGATGCGAGAGACGAGCGTTTGCCGTAGGGCAGGCTCGTTAGTGCCGTAGGCCGTGCCTTGAAACGCTTTCATTTGCTCTGGCGTGACCTTGAATTGCGGGTCGATCTTGTTGTCTCGCATGAAGAGCCGGATGGCTTCGTTTTTGGCGACTCCGAGCTGTTCTTCATATTTCAGCCCGCTGTAGGGATTGAGCACAATGCGGCCGTCTTCAGCGGCCATGCCCGCAACCTTAGTGTTGAGCGCAAAAAAGGTGTCCTCGCTTTTGTATGGTCTGCGCACCGCGTAGCCGTAGACCGATTGAGGTATTGCTTGAGCTTGTGGCATGTCACGGGACGAGGACGGTCGTTTTGCGCGGGGTGTAGTGGACGGCGGTCTCGGGGTGGCGCTTTTTGAAGTCATCGCGCCAGCCTTTGTCGGCCCAGCAGCCGGGTTCGGTTTTTTCCCAAGCCCAGTAGACATCGGCGTCGATGCTCATG